TCTAAATGTTGATTACTATAGAGCAATTGAAGAAATTACTGAAGTTGTTGGAATTGAAACCCGTGTTGATACTGCTGGTACTGGAGTATGGTCATCTACTGATACTCTATTGTTCCTACAAACTAGTCAGAATGGAACTGGAACCGTAGATGGTACTTTACAGGATTCTGTAAATGGTCAAAGTCCTCTTACAGGAATTAGTATTGGTGATTTCCTTCTAATTGATAGTGAAATTGTTGAAGTTGTTGCTCCTGGTCCTGGACAAAATCCTTCTACTGGTGCTTATGAAATTCCAGTAGCAAGGGGTGCTGAGTGTACTACTGCTGCAGCACATACCGATAATACAATTATCACCAAACTTGAAAAGACCACTAATGCTACTTTCCTAACAGAAAATATCAACAATTCTCAACAGAGTGTAACTCTAGGTGAATTTGGTGGTGCTTTTGAAATTGGTGACTATCTGAGATTTAGTGCTGGTGAAACTTGCCCATCTGGAGAATTTGTAAAAATCTTTGATATCAGTCTATCTGACGCTAAAGACTTTAGAATCAACGATGGTGATGGTAATGATAGATTCGTTGTTGATAGTGTTTGTGGAGCAGTAACATCTACTCTTACAGATGTTTGTGACTTTACAGTTCAATTGACAACTAATAACAATCAGTTTATTGTTGCTAGCAATACTTCCTCAACTCCAGAACTCACAATTTCTAGAGATGGAACTCTAACTATTGTTGGAGATGGAGCACTTTCAACTCCTGCAGCAGTTCTTGGAGGAGCAGGATCTGCAGCATTTACTGGTGATCTTCTAATCACTAGCACAAATGCAAATGATACTACTCTTGATAATGGCAGACTGAAACTAACTCAGTCTAGTGGAGATCTTGATATTGCTGGTGGTATTGATCTAGATGGTAATATTAGAGTTTATACTGGTTCTACTGGAATCAACTTTGCTGGTACTCCAACTTTACAATTTACTACCTCCAATTCCAATCTCACTATTTCTTTTGAAGGAAATACATCTCTGGAATACAATGGAAGCACTCGTGATTTATCTATAGCATCTGCGGATGGAGATTCAATTTTTGATTTTAGTGGTTTAAATTCTGATCTTACACTTAGATCTGGTGGAGTAGATACTTTACAATTCTTAGGTAGTACTGGAAATCTAACAATAAATGGAGATTTCACAGTAAATAGTAATACAGTTGGAAAAACTTCATCAAAAATTAAAACTGATGGAAGTTTAGATCTTGGTGGAATTGAAAACTTCTACAGTAGCAGTGGTGGTAGAAAGTGGGTATATATTGGAACTAGAAGTAATAATCAAACTTCGGCTCAATCTGATCCTCAATTCAACTTAATTTCAAATGTAAATTATTTTGTTGGGACTTCTGGAGCTTCTTCCCCTGATCAATTAATTCTTCTTTTGCCAGCAAATCCAAAAACTGGAGATACTATTAGATTTGTTGATGTTTCGGGAAATACTTCTAACCTTTCTCAACTAGTAATAAGAGCATCTGATGGAAATATTCAGGGAGATGCAACTGGCACAACTATTGGAATGCCAGTAGTAGCAGGTGTTCCTCAAGTATTTGATGGGGGAGAGTTGATTATCAATACTCCTAATGCAGCATTTGGATTAGTTTATAACGGAGAAACTAGCGCTCCACCGCAAGCACAAGGATGGTGGTTAATGGAGATCTAAAATGGCAGTAAACTACAATAGAACAAAATCACTAAAGGGACTGGCTGTGGGGACAATTGTCCCCTGGTCTGGTTCTCTATCTGGTCCTTCTGGAATACCAAAAGGATGGTTAGCTTGTAATGGTAGTGGATATCCTGTGGATAGATATCCAGAATTATTTGAAATCATTGGTTATCGTTATACAGCAGGTGCCTCTGAAACTAGTCCCACGATTACTTTTAATCTTCCCAATCTTCCTGGAAAATCTTTAGGTGATTATCATCCTTCTCATGCTACTGATTGTGGATATACTGGAAACTTTGCCTCCTCTCTCCCAACAACTTCGGATAGTCCAGCTGAAGTTACTGGAGTTCAATCATCTAATGTTGATCTTAAAGTTAGTTTAAATTTGGTATCAAATTTACGAGCAAATATGACTGGAATGAATCTTTCATCTCCTAGTTATTCGACAACTTTTAGTTATGTCCCTAGGAGACTTGGAGATGCGCACTTTGGTACTCATGGTCATAATACCGTGGAATTGCCATCTATTAGCGTAACTGATAGTGAGATTGAAGAGTGTCAAGATACTGGTGGAATTGGATTTGTTCCTGATACTTGTACAGAACAAGAAATTTATAAATGTTCGAACGTAAATACTGGAGATGATGATTTCTGCAGACCAGCGTGGGATGGTGGAAGACATGTCGGTAGAGGTCAAAATCCTTATGGAACTAATGCGGGGGAAATGCAAAGAGTTGATACTCCTGGAAGTAAAAATTATATTAGAAAAAGTGATGACTGTGTTTTATATAATGAGAGGTCTGCAGATCTTATAGATATTGATCCAGATGTAAATGTGGGAGATGATGCCCCTTGGGCTGGTATATATGGAACTACTTTGATGACTGATAACGTTAATTTTCAAGTTCCCAACATGACTGGACATGATCATGTTACTCAGTCTTTGAGTATTGAGTCTTCTGGAGTTTTTACAAAAGAAACCGTTAGGATAAATACAATAAGTTCTGGAAATATTGCTCCTGTAGATGCTGATACCGCAGAAGTTTTATCGATAACTGCTAACGTCAATACCCCTTCAATTCAAATGCTTTTTATAATAAAGGCTTACTAATATGGCATCATACTATTCATTTCAAAAAGGAAAATTTGGTGGGGTAGTAGGAACAATATTCCCATTTACTAGAACTCTGGAGGGAGATAGACCAGATGGTGCTGATTGGAAGACATATGCTCCTGCTGGGTATTTACGATGTGATGGATCTATTTTGAATGCGGATGAGTATATTGCTTTAGCAGAAGTTATTGGTGTTGGAGATGATTGTATATACAAAAAGGATAATATAATTCTCGAAAATAGAGATGAAAATGGAACTGGAGGTCAAATACAACTACCAGATTTTGGAAGTAAATATTTGTCCGCATCGACTTCTAATACTGCTTTAGTTTCTGATGCAACAGCAATACAGCAAACTACTGGAGCAACAGTTGAACGTGTTGGAGTTGGTGTTGATATAACTTCAAATCAGGGAGAAGAAATAACTGTTAATTATAGTGGTAATTTTGTCATTCCTACGACTGATATACCAATTTCTGGAAATTTTGTTATGAATGTTCCATTTCAGAGTGCGGTTTCGCAGATAACAGCGGATCAAATATTGACACATGGACATTATTCAACTGTTGCTAGGCTAGCTACTCAAAATGTTAATACCAGAGAGTGGGATAATGGAGGCGCTTCAGGTACTGTATCTCCAACAGTTGCTCCATATGAAGAATTTCCAGTTGGAACCTCTGGAAGCGTTATATCTACACAGCACGAACATGGTGTACAAAGAACTAATCCAACTACTAATATTGCTGCGCAGTTAAACTCTGTTGAGATTGACGCTAGTGCAATAACCACAACGGTTAATGTTGGAGTTTCTGATACAACTGCTTTTAATGATATTACCCAAAAGTTTATTTTAGTTGAATATTTAATAAAGTTTTAGAGTCATGCCAGTAAAATATAACAAAGAAACTGAAAAGAACGGCGCTGCAATAGGATCTGTTGTTTCTATTGTTCGACCAAGAAGTTATCCAAATTCTTCTTTTGCGAGTAATGAACCAGCAGAAGCGCAAGCTTGGAATATCGATTCTACTTATCCTGGGTGGTTGGAGTGTGATGGTAGAACATTAAATGTTGCAGAATATCGTGCTCTTTATAGTGTTATTGGTAACACATATGGAGGAACTCCTAATGTTAATTTTAAATTACCAGATTATAGATCAAAGAAGATATGTGGAACTGGTAGATTAAATGGAAATTCTGGATCCAGTCTTTTTTTACCATTCAATTCTGGTCCCGATGGCAATCCTGGTGGCGGAGGTCTTGATATTTCAGGATCTACTGGGGGATTTTATACTATAAATACATTGCGTCAATTGCCTGAAGGTAGTGAAATAACTCCTGGATCTCCTTCTGATCCTGGTGTTATTGGAGGAAATTCTGTTGATACTTTTTCCTTGGGATCTTATCGTTCGCAGGGATTTGAGAGTGTTGTTGATATATTTGATTGTGAACTTAGTGGAGACATTACATTTGGTGTTGGACCAATATCAGAGAGAACAGTAGCTGCTATACCTCCACACTTTCATTTTATTTCTGGAGTAGCAATTGGAAATACTACTGCAAAAGCGGCAACGGGTGGTGCGATTCCAATTGGAGAATCGCCAAATGCTTTGTTTAGAATTTTTAGTGAGACTACTGGAAGTATTAGAAATTTTAATCGTAGGTTGAGAAGATGGCCGCTTATAGGAGACGCAACACCCGTTGAATCTGGAATTAGTATTATTGAATCTGGACCTGTATTTTTTGGTCTTTCTGGTGGTGGGTCTCTTCCAGATGGAGTTGCGATCGGAACTTTTCAAAGTAGTCCTAGCGGATCATTTAGTGGATTTGGATTTCCTCCAAGTAGTGAATTTACACCTACAACGCAGTACGTTTGGTTTAAAGATGGAAGTTCAAATCAACTAACAAGAAGTGTTTCTAGAGTTATTCCTGATGGATCTCAGATTGAATCTGTGCAGATTGAATTCATAGCTGGTAATGATCAAAATGGCGGTGAAAGACCAAATGGTGCTGGTTCTGTCTTTAGATTCAATGGATCGGGCATAGCTCTAAATAGTGATGGCAATCCAGTTAATGGTCTTGTACCAGGAACAGGTTCTGATAGTCCTGATCCACTCGCTCCTGTCCCAGCAGAGTTCTATCCAGGTCCTATTGGAACAACTATAACAGAGCAAGATGAGAGTTTATTTATACGATTTAGTTCTATAGTTGGTGGAGTCTCTGTTAGTTCTGGAAACATACTACTTATACCTAGTTTCAGAAATAGTTCATTTGCTGGTGATACAAAAACTGATGCAGATGGAAATACCGTAACCAATTTTGATAGGTGGGATGCTGAGTATGCCAATTGGTTTGTCCAATCAATACCAGTTGCATCAAATCTTAGGGGCAGCAACTTTACAATAGAAGTGTTTGCATATGCTGCTGCTGAAGTGGATAGAGACGATCCAGATCAAAATACTTCTAGGCCAGGATCTAATTCAGGGCAAATTATAGATACTCCTCAGGACACCACAACACCGACAACAATAGAATTTGATGGTGGTGGGGTTGGAATATGGGATAATTACGGAATCGGCAGAGTAGTCGTTAGTGGTACTGGAGGATCATTTTCTTTTGGTGCTGGTGACGAACCAGCACCATTACAAAAGCATTCTCATATGATTTTTTGGGATGAACCAAATATAATTGGTGGAGTTGTTGAAACTGTTCCAGGAAATCCTACTACTTTCGGAACTGGTGGGGGTGTGGATCTTACTTTTGTTGATGAAGGAGCAACACAAACACCAAATGGATTATATTCTGGAGCAGCAGCTGATGTGGGACCACTTCCATCTTGGCCTGAAAATCGAAGCATAGGAAGTCAAATTGAAAAAACTATTTCTGTTTTAAATGATATTGCAATTACTATAAGACCTGCTGTTGTTAGATTATCTGATACTTCTAGATTATCATTTGATAGTGCCATATCTGTGCGTTTACAAGCAGCGGAAGAGTTTAATTTACTCACCGATTTCTTTAGGACTAAATATCTCATAAAAGCATATTAAAAATTGAGGATATTATGAGTAGACAGATTGTTCCCATCAAACCTGTTGAATTGATGGATGGTGAGTTTGATGATTTTATTGGAGTTTGGCATAATCATATGCCAAAGTCAGTTTGCAAAAAATTTATAGATTTTTTTGAAGAGCAAGTTTCTACAGAAGCTTCATCTAATAATTTAAATTCGGTAATGAATGGTGTGGGACAGTTTCCCGATAAAAATATTGGTAGAAAAGATGTTGGGTTGATGCTAAATCATTGTAGTGTTAGTTTAACATCTACAGCAAATCAGTATCTTCAATCATGTTTTCTTGATTATATTCAAAATTATGGTCAAATAGCTAATATTGGATTGATTTCAACCGACGTTAAAATGCAAAGAACTCCTCCAGAAGGAGGATATCATGTTTGGCATTATGAAAATGCTGGATCTAATATGGCACAGAGAGTTCTTGTGTGGGCAATTTATTTAAATGATATGCCAGAGGAAGAAGGTGAAACCGAATTCTTGTATCAAAAAAGAAGAATTAAACCAAAAGCAGGAACTTGTGTTATCTGGCCTGCTGGATTTACTCACGTTCATCGTGGATTGACAGTTTATTCTCAAAATAAATATATTTTGACTGGGTGGTATATTAACGTTAACGTATCTTAGTAAAAATGGAAACCAACATCACTGCTATATTCCAGATAATTGTAAAGTCTGGTCAAATGCTTTATAAAGATAAAGTTGTGCCTTTTAATAGCGCAGACTATGAATCTTTTTCAAAAACTTTGCCGCAGGAGTGGTGGCACCCAAAAGATAGAATTGTTTATTTTACTTATTTTAGTGATGGATCTTATTTTTGTGAAAGAGAAAAGGATTATTATGATTACACCTTAAAAGCTAATTGTTCAAGAGTATATGATTATAATGATTTGTCCTTGGAAGATGCTAAAAATCTATTATTTTACTTCACTTCATATTTTGAGACTAAAAGATTAGAACAACTTAGAGTACAGCATGATTATGTGAGAAGTGAAATTGAAAAAAATTTCAATATGTTTGTAGTGAGGTATAGGACACATAGAGATCAACTGTTAAAAATTTCTGATTGGGTAATGCTCCCTGATGTTATTTCTCAAAAAAGTGAAGAAGAAGCAAATTTGTGGAGACAATATAGGCAGTTTTTGAGAGACATGCCGCAAAGTGATCCATGGGTAAACAATAATTACGTTGATATTCTTTTCCCAATTGCTCCTGATAATTTTTTGAAACTATATCCAGGAGAGGAATATTTAAGTTCTCCAAAGCACTTTGTAAATATTGCAACTCTTTCTGCAAAACAATCTGTGTATAATCTTGTAAAATCTCTTAGATTGCCATCTCTTGATGTCAATCTGGATGGGTTGTTGGACGATCTTTCCAATCAAACTGATATGACGGAAGCAATAGATGTAATTAATTCTAAACTTTCTCTGGTGGATCCAAATCTTAGAGTAGAGTTGAATGTAACATCTTCCGATATGTAAAATAATATGATTTACACTATTGATTTGCTTGATAAAACCCAAATAGACCACATAAACAAAATATTTGATATTTCCGATTTTAGTGATGGATCTGTATCCGCTTCTTATAGTAGTGATAAAATAAAAAATAACTTACAATTAGAAGGATATGAACATACAGAATTGATTTATTATATGTGTGATATCTTAAATAGATCAAATGATTATAGACAAATAACATTATGTAAGTCTTTTAATGGCATGTTGTTTTGTAAATATGAAAAGGGAATGTATTATCATTCTCACTTAGATGATTATTCTTCTGGTCAATTTCGTACTGATTATAGTACTACTGTATTTCTAAATTCTCCTGATGAATACGAGGGAGGTGAGCTTTGTTTAAAAGTTGGAAATCAAGATCTTCTTTATAAGTTAGATGCTGGAAAATGTTTGGTTTATCCTACAGGACTCATGCATGAAGTAAAAGAAGTTAAGTCTGGAGTGAGAAAAGTATGCGTATTCTGGTCAGAATCTTGTATTCAGGACAAGGATATTAGATCAATAATTTCAGATTTTAATTGTATGTGGTCTAAATATTCTGATGAAGCCCTTGAAAAAATGGGTAGAAATTTTTATAATGAATTATTAAATGTGAAATTTAATTTGATGAGAAAATACGGCAATTTTTCTGGAATCGCTACCAAACGTAACTAAAATGGAACTAGATTGTTTAAGATTATCTGAAATATTGGAAGATTACACAAAAGTAACTAAAAATGTTCTATTGGTCTTTCAACCATGTTGGGAAGATTCTACTGATGAGTTGAAGCAAGAAGCAGTTGATTTCTATAGGGATAAGATGCCTGTGGAGATTGTCAATTCTCTTGTTACTGGTCAGATGAGAATTATCAAGTATCGTAATTTTGATCTTGCTCTTGGAGATGCATCTTCTTATTTTCCTAATGTTGCAGAGATTGAAGATATCAATCCAAACTATAGAATTGATTGCTTTATAGTTGATACTCAAGGTGGAATTTGCTGGACGAACAAATAATCCTTGACAACTGCCTGACGCCATGCTATCCTTGTCGGGCACTAGCGAAAACCCATGCTTGAGTTTTGTTATGAACTCCCTTATGAAGATTTGGACTTTACAGATCCAGAAACTCGCAAACTTTATCGTATTGGAAGAGGCGAGCAAGGGGTTCTATTGGTTCGCCCTTATACAAACGACATTTGTTCTAACTGGAGATTCGTAGATGAAGATACTGCTCATAAATCTTCTGCTAAGATATACGAGATGTTCCAGAATTATCTCTCGCAAGGTGATTTTATTGGAATGGACATGGCGAGGAAATTCCTTGAGATGGGTTTCACAAGAGCTAGACGATATGCGAATCATTCAAGTGGACGCAAATACGATTCGCTTGGAGAAGTGCGACCCCAAGAAAAAGACTGGAAAGTAAACGAAAAAGCAAAAGCAGCACAAGTATTCAAGAAAGTTAGAGATCTTGCTGCTTACAATTCAACATATCAAATCATGAGAAAGGAGTGGAGAAAGAATGAAAGTGCCTACGCAACCAGAGTTGATTCACTTGCAGCTGCAAGCAATGTTACGAGAGCACAATATTCCAGAAAGCGAAGTAAAGTATCTGGGTGATCGCATTTACCCTGATAATTTTCAGGCACACCCTGAGTATCACGGTCAAGTCATGCCTTGGTATCTAATTGCAAACGAACATGAGGTGCCAGTATGTGATATTGCATCGGTTGACCGAGTGGACGATTAATAAGTGTCACACAGGGGTCGCAAGACCCCTTTTTTGTGCCCTATACTTATCTCATCAACGACGCACCACATGACCCTGACCCTCCGCCCACACCAGCAGCGTATGCTTGACGCCCTGCAGCGTGCCTCACGTGGTCGTCTTACCTGCCCCACAGGCGGCGGTAAGACCCTTGTGATGATCCTTGACTGCCTCCGTCGCCTGCAGCAGGCAGAGACCTCTCAGACCATCGTAGTGGTCTCTCCTCGCATCCTGCTGTCGGTCCAACTCTATGAAGAGTTCTTTGCTGAACTGAACGGCAAGGTAGATGTTTCTGTCCTGCATGTTCACAGCGGTGAGGTTGACTGCAACCGCACCACCAAGATTCAAGAGATCAAGTGCCACGATGCTGTCTGTAAGACTGCTGGTGTTCACCAACTGATTTTCACTACCTACAATTCTCTTCGTCGTGTCAACGATGCAGGTATTGACGTAGATACCATCTATTATGATGAGGCGCACAACTCTGTGCGTCGTGACTTCTTCAAGGAAGTTGCTGCTGCTTCGCTGACTGCTAAGCAAGCATACTATTTGACTGCCACTCCTAAGTATCGTGGCGGTGCTATCAGCATGAACAATACTGATGTGTATGGTTCTGAACTGATCAACGTTCCTGCTCCTGAACTGGTGGAGAATGGCAGCATCATTCCTCCTACCATTCTGCCTCACGTTGTGGACTTTGAGCGTAACAAGTCTCTGCTTGCTGCTGAGAACGATCGTCAAGTTTTGGTTGACATCGTAGATAAACTGGAAGAGGACTCTGCCCAGAAGATCCTGGTTGCTGCTCCTAACACTCGTGTTCTGTGGGCTCTGCTTACTGGCACGAACGTGATGCAGGAGTTTGCTGACAAAGGTTACGATGTGCTGCATATCACCAGCAAGCACGGTGCCTATGTCAATATGGATAAAGTTGGTCGTCAAGAGTTCTTTGACACTCTTGATGCTTGGGGCAAAGATCCTAACCGCAAGTTCATCATGTTCCACTACAGCATCCTTTCTGAGGGTATCAACTGCCCTGGTTTGACTCACACCATTTTGCTTCGCAATCTTCCCGTGATTGAGATGGCACAAACCATCGGTCGTGTTATCCGTCTTGATCGTGATGACGCTACTGACATCGCTTCTGGTAAGATCCCTGCTGGTCAACTGCAGTTCTATCGCAAGCGCACAGGTTTCGTGACTGTACCTGTGTTCACGAACTACGGCAAGCAGACTGAGAAGCGCCTGCAGCGTGTGATTGATGCCATTTTCGTCAAGGGCATCGCTGCTACTGAGTTTGCCTGAATCATTAAGAATGTATGAGGGAATACCAGTTTTCCCTCATATTGGTCTAAAATAGTATTACTACGAGACAAACCCATGGACTACGAAAAGCACGAAAAACGTCGTGATGCTCTTGGACTATTCTATGAAAGCGTTTTGAAGCCTGATAGTGAGCTGCGCCAGTGTGCCCACAATCAAAAATGTTACCACGAACTGATGGAATGGCGTGAAGAGGTGCTAGGATACCTTGATCGCCGTCGCTGTGAGGAATTTACCTATGACTATTGAAAATCGCCCTGAAATTGACATGGATTGGAAATCTGAGTACGAACGACAGCGTAAAGATCGTTTGCAAGACAGCGTTGACGAATACCTACAAGATAGTGACGTATCTATTCAAACATTCTATAACGATTTGAAGGATTGTATCGGAGAAATCATCACTTATCATAAAAACCAAAAAGAAAAAGCGGATGGTGCCCTCCAGTTGGTTCTAGGCCACCGCATCGTGGATGAATTGGATATTGATGACGAAATCGCCAAAAAATGGCATCTGAAAATTCCCTCTCGCTACTAATGCAAGAAAAATCTAAACTTGTCCTTGCTCTAGAGCAGGTAAATACTGCCATCGCACTCGTTGGTGGTAATGAATGGGAAAAGCACTTGCTTTCCCATCTGGTTCCTGCTAAAGTGGAAATTGAAAGACAACTGAGTCACTATGAAATTTGACTATGGAGAAGTGGTTCAGTACCACCACACAAAAGGGTGGGTAAATTTCATTTGTGATGAGTATATCACAATCTGTTTTATTGACAGACCAGATAAGCAAAAGCGTAATGGTCGTTATCAAGCAAATCTTATCGTTTTTCGTGAGTATTGGAATG